GAGCCTGTTCTTTGCGAAGTTTCTGTATTGACTTGTTTGCAGATTTCTCATCTCTAATCATACCACCTGAGATGCCATCTTTAATATCTTTGACAGCGCGATTATAGTCCGTATTCATAGAATCTTTTTTAAGCCGAATCTGTTGATTTATTTTCATTTCAGTATTGTCTTTATTTTGTTCCCGTATGAAGTTAGACATCTGCATTACTTCATTTGTTGTTTTAGCATTTCTCATAGCTTCAGCAGCAGCAGGATTGATATTATCTAAATCTAAAGAGGCTATCGAAAATTCAGCAGCATTAGCCGACCCTTGTTCTTGAGCATAATTATGAACTTCTTCTGATACTTGTTGTGGAGATAATTTGGCAAAAGCTCTAGCTTGTTCTTCAGGAATACCTTTAGATCTAGCATAATCATAATTAGTATTATAATTCTTCTCATCATCTCCAAGTTTCTTTAGGGCATTAGCTCCGTACTCTGCTCCGCTAGTTATCGCTTGCCCCATATTTCTTGTAAATGGGTCTTCAGGTATTACAAATGGCATTACTTTGCCTCCAAATTTTTCACTTTTTCAGAAAGCTCTTTTATCGCATTTATTGCTACAGAGAGAAGACCATATAAATCTACATGTAAGATACCATCTCTTTCTTGCTGAAACTCTTCAGGGAGTTCTTCAGCTATAAGACCTATCTTATTCTTTCCATCCTTAATGAACTCTTCTTTGTAGTCATATTTCTTTACATCCATATTTTCTACAAGTTCAAGACCCTTATCAAAGTCCTCGATATTCTCTTTGACTTTACGAGAAGAAGCTGCTACTGCTGTTGGCCCCATCATCTTCGCTGCTGCAAGCATAGAACCACCTTGAATTAATGCAGGAGCTAGTCCAGCAGAACCTTGATCTACACCTATATCAAATTGCTTGTTAAACCCTTGATTTAGAAGAGCTGTATACCGATCAATAGCACTTAAACCTTGTTGTCCTGGCGCTCCTGATAACTGTAAAGCTTGCTGGATAGCTTGATTTCTTATCTGTTCTTTCTGTTGCTCAGCAGTCATTAAAGCATTAGACTTCTGTGCTGCTAAATTTTGTTCTAATTGCTGCCCTGCGCCTCCAAGAGCAAGTTGTGAAGCGCTACTTCTAGCTCCACCAATACCAGCAAAACGCTCTGCAATGCCTGGCGCTGTCTGTTCTTGAAAGGCCGTACGCGCTGGTTGACCAACAAACTGCTCGAAATTAGATGCTGTTTGAGCAGGATCAAAATCTGATAGACGCTGTTGTGTAGCTGCTTCTGCACCTTGGAATAACTGATTCCCTTCTATATTGTAGCCTAACTTAGATAGTATATCCTCCATCTGCCCACCAGTATTCACATTCAACTTCTTTAATACAGCCGTCTGTTCTGGTGTTAAAACATCTGCTCTTTCTATGCCTGGTTTACTTGCTCCCATGACTAAATTCTCCCATTAATAAAACTTCTTCGGTTTTGGACATCCCTATTTTTTCATAGAAAGAGGGCTTATCTGTTAAAAAAAACGCTTTTGTTATACCCATTTGTAACATATCTTTTTTGATAAGTGCAGTTATTTCTTTAACTTTACCAGTGTTTTTCCACTCATCACAAATGCTAATCGTATTTATGAATATCGACATGTCCATCATATTCACCTGATACCACACATACCCTTTTATCTCATGCTCTTCATCTATAACGGCATAAAGGAAATCATTCTTAAACTTCCACGCTTCTTTCAAATAATTGTAGAACTTTTCAGCATCAGCACGAGGAACTTGCTCTACAAGCTTCTTTGGTATCAATCTTGCATCGTGTACTTTTATTAGCTCTATCATACGTCTTGTTGCCCTAAGTATCTAACGTGACCCCTTATTGTGCCAGCAGCTTGTGGAGCTATAACTCCAAGCGTTCTATTATTCCCAGAACTTGTAAGGTCAGCATAATATGTATCCGTAAAACAAATCATATGTGCTACGGTATCTGCTATATTGGCAAATGTAACTCCTTCAGCCATACAGGGATTAACCCAAAAGTTCGAATCCGATTTCCATACTTTTAAAGGGAGACTCATTCTTATACTTCCTGTTGGCGCACCAGCCCACGCTGACCATGTAATGTCATACCAATAATCTACCATTTGCCCCTGCCTAACGTACCACCCTTCCTGTGTCGTATATGTAATTGTTCCTGCGGTACCTGTTGCAAATATAGTCGGTGTAAATTCTCTGATATCACCATTTACAGCGCTGCCAATATCACGCAAAGACTTCTCAAGCTGAAGCTTCTGCTCCTGGGGGTCATCACTTAGTCTATATTCTGTGTCTATCCTCATTGCTTAATCTTAGCTCCTGGTTTCATCCAAAAGATTATCCCATGGATTTCTATTTGCTGTAGTGGAATATTAGCATCTGCCTTCTGAGCATCTGATAAATAAATCCTCATCTTAATAAACTCTCCTGAAGCCACAACATCGGTAAAAACCCACATCTTATCACCTTCACCAGTAGAGCAATCAACTGTTGCTGTGTAAACAGATTCAAGGTCTTCGTCAACATAAAAATCCACCGAAAATTGTGCATTCGTAAGCTTTGTTACAAAGAAACCTACTTGGTTTACAATAGTCTCCATACCATTTGAAACAAATGGATTTAGCCTTCCTGTCTGTACCTCGAAGTCAATTAAAGCTCCATCAGTATTCCAGGCTGTTACATCAACGTTTTCTTCATCATCATCGACGTGGTAGACATAGCCGTTTTCTCCTCCAGAAAGAAGCATAGGGTACCCTGCTTGCATAGAGCGGTCGCCCCACTTAACACCAGCAAGGGAATCTATTGTATCGCCAGAATAGTCTTGAAATGTCCTATCAGCGGATTCTACCCAGTTGCCAAAACATAGACAAGCAGAGTCATATTTTGAAAAAGCTTTGTCTTCGTAGTTATATACTAGAACTGAATTGTTTTTTGCGGTACTAGGTGCTGTAGGATAAGCAAGCCACGTTTGGTCTAGAACATCGTTTCTTCCAGAATAACATTTACCTATATTCTCAAGGTCAACTCCATAGACAAAATCAGGGATGATCTTATCGAAATTATCACAAGAGCTTGCATTTGTCGCTATGAGACCTTTACCGCCAAGAAATGCAGCGAAATCCACATACTCAACGCCTGAAAACGTAGCACTGACATCCTTAAAACCAGCTATCCTTCTCCATGTAAACGGTAAATTAGGATCTCCAATATAGTCTAAGGCCCATACGCTATGCTCGAATCCAACAATAGGAGTCTCTCCAAAGAAAGCAAAACTTACGATCTCTTCATTTGTAGGAGCGTCAACAAAACCGCCTTTACCTGGAGTATCTCTTCTCCATGCATCAGTATTTAAAGGATTACCTGCCCAACACCATGCCGCTCTCTGAGGATAGTGTACGCTAGCTGCCCCTTCCACTGTATTGAGAAATATAACGCGCTCTTTAAAAGTAAATATTATTAAAGCGGCCTTTATCAGCTCTGTACCAGCGAGATCTACATTTAAGGTTGTATCATCAGCGATAGGGTCTTGTATTATACTGCCATCATAGTAGCGTATCCCGTTAGTTGGGAATGCTCCACCTGCAACGTATGTACTGTTATCTGTTAACCATAGTTTGTCGTTATAAGCCCATTTCCACATTAGGTCGGGACTGTCCCATAACTCATAATCGCCGGCAGTACTAGCTACATTCTCGAAATACTCATAGGTGCTGTTCCACTTACTCATTCTTTTTGTTTGAAAGCCTACAAGCATATTACTGCCAGAATAACGATCGAATTGATGGATTCCTCGTACATCTTCAGCGAGCTCATAATGATAGTCTACATCTACGTTACCAACGATAGCACCAGTAAAAGTTACATCAACAGCTCCAGTATCATAATTAACCGTTCCTGTTCCATCTCCTGTAAATGCTCCTGCCCCGTCATCATACATAGCCTGTGGGCCACCATCGTCGAATACTTTTACAGACCTACGGATTACAGTAGTACTTGCAAGAGTCTTAGTGTATTGATTACCTGCGGGATTAGCAAAACCGGTCTCAGCGCTTACAAATTCACCAAGTTGACCATAGATACTTTGACCACTTCTTTTGCGAAGAACACCTTTTCTAAGCATAAAGTTGTCTAGCTCCTGAAAAGCATCTGCGGGAGCTTTCCAAGGTTCTAAAGCATGATTTATTCCACTACGGAAATCGTAAACTGGGAACGCCTGAAATGTCATACTCTCACCTTATCAAGAATTACTTGTTCAGTATTTTTCTTTAAACTCTTTATAGCAGAACTGTGCAATAACATGAAATCCTGAGTCTCGCTTTTCAACACATCAAGGTTATTTCGTATTTCACCAACAAGGTGCTTAACACCCATTGTATTGTTATGGTCATCCATCTGCATAAACATCGCTCGCACCGGAGCGCAATCTTCTAAAACACTCGGTTGATTCTTTTCGGCAGAAGACCAAATGGTCTCTTGATAAAAAGGGCACGTCTTACCGTCCTTATTATGCTGCTCCCAAAAGATACACTTCTCTTTTTTACATGTTCCTTCCATATAATCCTCTAATCCTTAGTTGCCATAATACAAACTCGCCCTGCCGGTCTCCACGTTGAGCCATGGTAATGTGGTGATGGAGAGAATCGCTCCTCAGTATTAGCAAGTGCCGTTACACCTGTGACTACCAAATTACCATTGGTTCTTCTGGAAGCCGTTACATTTGCCTTTAAATACGTATGAGTATGGGCTGGCATTTCTGCTGAAACAAGCGTGTGACCTGGAAGAGCCCAACTACCTTTAGAAGAATCACCTGTAGTATAAGTGGTTCCTCCCTTGACAGCGACTAAAGTGTCACCTATATCAGCAACTTCTGTCCATCCTGTAGGAGGTGATGACATATAAAATAACATTGGAGTAGCACCATACAACGGAAATAGTTCTGGTATCTCCGTACCATTAGAAAGACGAGTAGCGCCCAACACATCTTCAATCGCCGAGTTATTATCCCTAATATATCCTACTGATACTAAAAAATCAGTTGCTCCTGCCGGTTCATCAACTTGCCACGCCATAATATTAATCCTTAGTGCAGATTATGCCGACTCTTGCCGCCGGACGAAACGTAGAACCGTGGTTATGTGGTAAACCACCACCAGTGCTACCTGTATTTTCACTAGATACACTTGTTACACAATCACTACCAGCCGTTTTACGCTTAGGTTCTGCTGGATTTGGCTTTGTATAAGAATGTGTATGCGTTGGCATCTCTTGTATAATCAAAGTATGGTCAGGCAATGTCCATGAACCTGCTCCTGCTCCGCCAGTAACGTATGTTGCCCCACCTTTTACAGCCAATAATGTATCACCAAGACCTGCAACCTCAGTCCAACCAACAGGAGCTGCATCAAGATAAAACCACATTGCTGAAGTTCCACCAACAGGAATATAATCAGGTATTGGTGTGCCAGCAGCAAGTCTAGCAGCAGTACAAACAGCCTCTATCTGAACATTATTTTCTCTTATATAGGAAGCTCCTACGGGAACATCCGTTGAATCTCCTGGTTCGCTAACTCGCCACGTCATAAATACCTCTCCTTAAGATCCTTGTGGTTAAAATTTACATAATGGTCTTTTAGAAGAGTTCTGGAATGCAAACTTCTTCTTTAAATATAATATCTCTTGTCTATACCAACCGCGAACTTGCGCTAATCTATCATCTTCACCGGAACGCTCTAAAATATCAATGGCAGCTCCATGAGCTATCGCAGAACCCCACTCTTCATAGCTACGACCATTCGCAGTCGGAACGTCTGTAGGATCTGAAAATGTAGTCGGTCTTATGATACATGGCATCTTTACATAATAGACAGCGTCAGGGACTGGCGTTAAGATAAGTTGTCCACCATAATATAGAAAATCTGTTGGCTCGGCCTCCATAGCGGTCGTCAAACCTTCTGTAGGATATGATAAGTAGTACAAATCAGGATCTAACCATAATGTAGAAGGATCTCCCACGGTATCAGTCTCAGAAACATACACTGTTCCATTAAAGGCAACGACCTCGTCCTGGTCTACCGTATATGCTTGTGTGCCATCGATAGTAACGAAATCATACATATCATGGAGTTCAGGGGGATTAACCTCTTGCGGGAACTTGTAGAAAAAATATTGATTAATCTTATTACCAAGTTCTATCTCACTTATTTGATTCGGGCTTCGCTTCATAGTCAAGCCTCGAACTTCTTCTTTTATACTATCAAAATCCCATAGAGACATATATCCCCCTTACAGTTAAACTCTTATTTGTTGGGCTTTGCTGCCCCATTTGCTCTGATCTGGTATGTCGGTAGCCGGATCGTATTCTTTTTCCCATGTTTCTAATACTGTTGCTGAACAACGCGGTATACTTCCAATAACCTGTAATGTCGCTACAGAATCACCCGGAGCTCTTTCTAAAACTCTATCTGGATACTTGCGAGTGTTTATGTGGTCTGCAATCTCTTTTAAAACAACGTACTCTTTTCCATCTGTCAAAGAATAGCGTACACATTGTTTCGTAAAGCTAAGTGTTCCACCAGGTTCTTCTTGATAATGAAACTGTATCCTACACATCGTTACAAGCTTGCCAGCATCTCGTAGCTTATCATTTACTTTTTCCTTCTCAAGTCCTAGTTTGAACTTTTCGAACGCCGCTTTTTCTTCTTCAAGTAATTTTTCATACTCCGCAGTCATGCCTTTCTTCTCTTCCATCATAGCTTGAAGTTTTGATTCTTCAGCATCTATGTCTTTCTTTGTGACTTCTTTTGTTTTAACCATTTTAAATACCCCAATTTAATTAAGCCCCCCACATAAGCAGGGGGCACACATGTAAACATAAACAACTTAGGCTATGTCGCCAAGGTTTATGAACTGGTCATCTTGATAACAAGTGACTTCAATCCAATCACTATTAACGCCGATAACTGCAGTTCCGAGGGTAATACCATCGTAACCAAGGTTATCTACAACAAGGTCAAGTGCATATGCATCTCCAGCGGAAGAGTATGCAGAGTAACCCGTAGAATCTACGTTGTCACCTTGCAGTGTCTGTAGTGAAAATGAATTAGCATCAACGATTGTTGACTTATAGATGTTGCCGTTGAGCTCTGTCATACCGACTACATTTTTAATTCTAACCTTAACAACATCACCGGCATCACCGAAACCATGAGCTGTAGCTGTGATTACACAAGGGTTAGCTTGTGAAGCACCGGCAATAGCGTCTTGATTATCTGTGAAAGCAGATGTGTTATAAGGAGTGAAACCATTAGATGTATTGATAGCACGATTCATGCCATCATCTTCAGCAACTTCAGAAAGAGCATAACCATCGGTCATTTGCTTGTTCCAGTGGTGTTCTACTTCCGAAGCATCAGTTTCATATTTTGTATGATTGATAACATCAACACGGTCACTTACGAAACCGACGTCAAGGTTGTATGCGACTCCACCACTTTGCAGATAGAAAGTCTTTGAATAAGCCATTACTTACCTCCTTATGATGTGTGAGTCATTAGCATTTCTGTTACCCAGTTGTCGTTAAGTATTAACGAACCGTAACCCATAGTTTTCCAACCATGTGTAGCCAACTGTTTCAATGGATCGGCTGTACCAGCAGAACCAAAGTCTTGGAACTCTGTAGAAACACTGCCTTCAAGGTCAACAGTGACATAAGAGTTTTTCGCCATGACAAATGCACTGTAGTAACCAGTATCAGCGTCATAGTAACCAAGTGAAGAGAGCATCCAACGAACATAATCAGTAGCTCCATACTCAGCAGGATGTAAACCTTTAGTGTTAGGATATTCTGATTTCTTCTGGAAGCCCGAAATATCCCCAACATCATCCATCATTGAGACAGAAGATAATGCCCAGAATGTTTCTGGAAGAGGAGCTGTTCCAAACTTATTAACACCTTCTTGCATAGCATTGAAAGGTCGGCCATCGTTCTCCATAAGAGTTTTAACGACAGTGCGAATATCCTTACGGCTAAGATCAGTAGAAGTCACAGCACCGTACTGGCAAGTATAGGAGGAAGCTGTAGCAGCTAAAACATCACGTGTTAGAATGTCTAGAGAACGTCCCATTTGCTCGCCGAGAAGCTGCGTGCTTTCGTTTAATACAGGGTCTTCTAGTGTGTAAGCACATTTATCAGTGATTTCGACAAAGTCGCCATACTGTTTTACACGTACAGTCTTCCTGACGTTGGTCATTTTCTGACCGGCAGGTTTAGTTCCTTCAGTCAACGCAACGAGTGCAGGGTCTAGCGGTAAAAAACCACCAACCTTGAACTGATCGCCTGAACCTTTAGGCATCTTTGCTTTCTTAGAAAATAAGTTATGGATTTCAAAGGGCTCTGCACGATCTATCATAAGACCTGCGTAGTGAACACCAACCGCATAACCTAAATCTGTTGTCTTTGTAACGTTTGACATAGGTAATACTCCGTATTATCTGCCACCTTCTCGTATGCACTTATCCGACCAAGCAATTCTTTCTGCCCGTGTCATTGACTTAAGCTTATTAGAAAGGCTGACTGAACCACCACTTCCTGTAGAACTGCCAGACCCAGGTTTACTCATATTTTCTGCTGCTCTCTTGGCATTATCATGTTGTTTAACTGATGAATGCTCTTTCATATATGTAGAGCTGTCTTTACAAGCTTCATAAGCTGCTGCCATAGCATCGGGGTCATTAGGATGCTTAGCCAAAAAAGTACGTAACTTCAAAGGCAACGATTTGCCATATTTATCTAATGTTTTTTCATAGTCAGGTGTTGATGAAAGAAATCCTATCAAACGCGTCTTCTCTTCAAGGGAGGACTTTTCGTTTTCCATCTTTTTAAGAAGAGCTGCTTCCCGTTGGCGCTGCTCTGCGATTGTCAAGTAATCTGAATCATCTCTACCTTCGAAAGGATCAATAGCCTTTTGTTGTGGCTGAGATATTGATTGTCTTAATTGTAATATCTCATTCCGTAACGTCTGGTTCTCACCTTTCATCTCCTTCAAAACACCCCTCATACCTCGGAAATCTTCAGCATTAGGATTGGTATCAGTTGGAGTAACGCCCGTATCAGCGGCTTCCTGTTGACCAGCGGCTTCCTGTGTCTCTTCTACGCCCGAATTTGTATCTTGTAGTTCTGTCATAACCTCAATATCCTCAAATTAATTATTTAATTCATTTAACACCCGATGCCCTCCCCCGAAGAGGAGAGCGGGTCGGCATCACCCTATCTATGCATCAGACCCTAAAGACGCGTAACTCTCAGGTCTAATACACTTTCTACCGTCATTAAGCTTGGAAACGCTATCCAAGATAAGGCTTGAGGCGCGCCCATCAGGGACAATCAAGTTGCTTTGCTTAGTAAACGGTAAATTCCAAACATGTTTGATTTCTTTAGGCTTTCTGCTAACTTTCAAGCAAAAACTACCCATTATTCCTATTGTATTCTTAAGGTACTTTTCCATTCCTGGTTTGTCGGGATATGCTGATAAATGCGTACGTACTATTCGACGTACCTTGTCACGCTTAGATATCTTCACGACATACATTTCATTCCAACCATTCTTGTCATAGCACTCTTCTACTAGTTCCCAAATCTCTTTACTTAAGAACTCTTCGGCCGCCTCTTGGGCTATATCTCTATTACTATGCGCCATCTACACCTCAAATTTGCTTCTTAACGCTTGAATAACCACCTTAAAAAGGAAAGATAACTCCATACCCGTCTTACCACACTTCGTGCAAATCGGCGGTACGCTAAACTTAGACGATATGAAATACTCATGGTTACACCTTACCTTTTGGGGCCTTGTTTTACTCTGATAGGCAACTTTTTTACCTTGGTGAGCTTCTTGGAAAACTCTTTCGCTTCTGGCTTCTTCGCCCATAAGTTCTTCTTCTCTTTGATTGTTTTGCAAGGCATCTATTCCATCACTTGTTCTTGTGGTTTTGATGCTTTGGCAGACATCTCATCTGTTACATTCATCTCTATCAGGTTTTGCATCTCATCCCTCTCTATTTCCTGCCGAGAGGCTTGATGAGACTGAACTTCTTCTCGACGCTTATTCTCATACATCTCTAAAATGAATCTTGCAGCACTCTGCATCCTTTCTAAATCCATATCCTGTATTTCTCCCATAGCCTGAATCTGCTTCAGAATAGAATCCATGCGCTTATCTATAGCTTGAGCCTGATTGTACTTGCTCTCACTTACTCGCTCTAAGGCTAGGGCCTCATCAGCTACAGCGCGTTTTCTTTGCTGCTCTGCAAGTGATAACTTATGGATTGTCTCAGCATTCGCAAGGCGTTTCTGCATCTCGGCCATCTCATCAACTTTAATTTGCTGCTCTTGGGCCTGTTTCGCTTCTGCTTCGTACGCTTCCATAAGCTCTGACTTGTTAGCAATAGGCATATTAGCAATGATAAACCTATCTGGAATCGGAATACCGCGATCGCGAGCTTGTAGAGCCTGAACGTATGCAAGGTTTCTGTTGTTGTCTGTAAGCATACCTTCGGAAACATTGAGGTCGAACTTCTCTACGTCCTCTTGATAAAAGTTCTCAGGGATCTCTTTTCCTGTTATGCGCTTGATATGTGATGGAGTAAAGTTAATGCGGATAAGCTTAACAATCTTGCCTCCTAGATATTGCTGGCTGTCGTTAAGGTTATCAAAAAGATCTTGCAGGCTCTCAACTGAATTGCTAGAACGCATTTTTGCTAAAGTACCGGAGATCTGAGAGTTACCAAGATCAGCAGTGCCCATAAACTCTTCGCTACCACCACCAAGCTCAACCAAATCTTGCTTCAGTTGCTCGGAAAGAACCATTGTACTTTGTGGTATATCTCTTTGCCGTAACTCTTGAACGTCTGACATCTGAGACGCTTCATCTAGAGTAATAACAACACCTGGGCCGGTTTGGTATAGATCATCATGGTTAACAACCGCGCCGTTCTTTACCATGTAACCACCATAAGGAGCACTGTCAAGGATAGTAAACATCTGTGACTTACGCTTGTTCTCTTCTCTTTGTGCCCATTTAAGCGTTCTGACAAGACCCTGTAGCTTCCATTCGAAAGAATTCATCTCGGGTTCGAAATAACCAGGAACTAAAACGTGGGGATACTCACCAAACTCAATGCCTCTTTCCTTACTACCATAAGGATCTTCACCATGATACATCTCTTCATCTTGAATAAAAACTGTCAGTTGAACCGTTGGTTCGTAGAAGACGATATATTCCATCCAAGGGAATTGATCTACGTGTCTATCCAAGTCAGCCTTTGAGCCTCGCCACTTTTGAGTTCCCCCAGTAGTATTATCTATAAGCATGTAACGCTTTTTATTAATTCGCTCCCAAAACTCAACGTAACATACCGTATCTTCATTTTCTAAATGGTCGGTGCCGATGAAGTTAAAACGATTGCTCATCTTACCACCACTTAGATCATCGATAGCGCTAGCTTTCTTAGGAAGTAATCCCTTCGCTTCGTCCTTGTTCATATAATCAGCGGTGATGATGTATCGACAGTCGGATAAATCTAGCTCAGAAAAATCTGGGGCAAGTAAAAAGGTATTATAAGCTCTACGGGCGATCTGTACTTCACCATTGATAGGATCTCTTGAGAAATCCATGTAAGGATGTAGTAAATTCCAACCTGGAACAAGTGAACCCTTCTCAAATGCTTCCGATAGCTTCTTGTAAGCTCCACTTCTCTTATGTACCCATTTGCTTACGTCATCGTAGATCTCTGCAACGAGCTGGTCTTGGTTCTCTGTAGCTTCTATTGTTGTAGCGAGTCTGTTTTTTCTCTGGTGCCCGCCTACTCTCTTGATATACCTACGAATATAGTTGAAAACAACTGGATCGCGGTTGAATTTCTTTAGATATGCCTTTTCTTCGCCGGTCCATTGGTCGCCAACAAAGAATCTATAATCGATATACGCTTCTTCAAGGAATTGTGCTGTTTCTCCTAGTGCCTCGTCATATGCATCTTCAAAACGCTCTTTGTTTGTCTTTTTGTCCATACCAGCCCTAACAAAGTAAATTTTTAATATGTACTTAAACTATCAGTATTTCTTATTTATACGCAACTATTGCCGACTATTGCCGACTATAATATCGACTCTTTGCCTCAACCTCTTCTTTTGTCATGCGATTTCCACGTAGACTACTGCCAAACTTTTTCAGACCAACGGCAAGATATCTAAAACTGTCGCTATTGCTTACTAAAATATTGTTAGCGTAATAGCAGTTATCATGCTCCACTTCTATGTCGTAAACGCGTTCGTTTGGCAAGTTCAATAGCACACCCTTTTGAGCACGTTTTAGTCCTAGAATATTTGTTAATATTAAACTCGCTCTCACATAAAACGCACTTCCTATCTTCATTATCTTTTCTCGAAAGAACCCTCGCTTTTGATTTACAGCCGTTAGAGCAGTATTTCGAATGTTCCCAGTAAGCTTCGTATTCTTTTTCACATACAAGGCATCTTTTATGTATCTTTTTGCCTGCTCTTTTATCCCAGACATTCTTACCATGTTCTTTATGCCATGCACTTCCTTCTTCACTGCCATGCCACTTTTTAGCGTATTCCATTGCTTTGACAATATGCTTTCGGGCTGTTTCCTTCCGTTTTTCGTCTTGCATGTGTATTGATAAGTGTTTGGAACGCTCGATACATTCCAAATTGCTTGGGGTGTTGTTCCTGCTATCGCCATCTTTGTGGTGGATGTGATGCCCTGCTGGGATCTCCCCGAAAGAAGTCTCGTAAATCGCTCTATGCAAACATGAATGAGGGTTTTTTGTTGTTCCGCCTCTTCTATAATATCTCCCTTCCCATTTATACATATATCCTTGATAGATAATGATCGTTTCATCTTCGTTGATAAGATAATCTTCTTGTATCCTTTCAAACCTTCCTTCATAGACCCAAACATATATTTTATTTGACATAGCTTCTTACTCCAAAATGAATTACTGAAAACTAAGTCATCATATCGCAAAGTATCGGCGTATACAAGCCCTTTAGTAGCTGTCTCTTATACACATCTCCGAGCCCACGAGACGGACTCCTATC